CAAAAGGTCAAACAGCAAATCTAAAATCATTGCAAGGATTCAATTGTTTTGTCGTTGATGAAGCTGATGAGATACCTAGCTTTGAAACATTTAAGAAAGTGTTTTATTCTATACGATCAATAGATAGGCGTAATATTTCTATACTTATTTTAAATCCTACACTTAAAACACATTGGATATTTAAACAGTTTTTTGGTAAAAAAAATATTCCAGATGGTTTCTGTGGTGTAGTTGACAACGTGCTATACATCCATTCAAGTTATTTAGATGTTAACCCTGAATTTATACCCGACAACATACGACGAGATTACGAAAAACTAAAAGAAGAAAACCCTAGCGAATATAAGAATGTTGTATTAGGAGGTTGGATTTCAGAGCAGGAAGATGCGTTGTTTAAGAAGCGTGAACTGCAATTTTACACAAAGGACAAGGTAGATTTTAAGGACGCAATAGGTAAATTATCATTCATTGATGTAGCTGATGAGGGCAACGACTTCCACAGTGTACCAATTGGAATCCTTAAAGACGATAAAATATACATTGATGACGTATTATTCACTAAGCTAGGAACTACTGTAAACGTTCAGATGACAGCTGACATACTAAATTTACATAAGCCCGAATTTGTTCGTATAGAATCTAACTTTGGAGGGTCAATGTATTCAAGTTTATTAACTCCATTACTGAATGGTAATATCACACCGCTATCAATTAGAGCCACGACAAATAAGCATAGTAGAATAATGCAACTATCAGGATTTATTAAGCGATATTGTGTTTTCCGTGAGGATTATGAAATTGGAAGCGACTATGATAAATTTATGACAAATATCTTTGAATACACTCAAGACGGTAAAGCAGAACATGACGATGCGCCCGATAGTTTGGAAGGTTTATGTTCGATGGCTCGATCATTCCATAGTCATCTATGGGGTTAAAACTGTATAATATCCTTTAGTTCTTGCGCTGAATAAGTACCTAATTGGCTTAAACTATTTAATGCCATAGCCTTTATTTCTAATATTTCCGCTTTTTCCTTTTGATTTTCCTGTAAGATTGGAATATGCGAATAGTCTAATTCTAAAAATTCACCTTTCTTTTCAAGACCAAATAACGTTGTGCGGTTCATGGCCAATTCTTCCGCTTCAGGAATTATTGTCGATTGATATGCTTGACGTAAACCTTCTGCCATATTCTCGAACGTTGCGCCTTTATCCTGACTAAACAAATTATCATTCAATCCATATTGATCTATGATTGTTTTGAAATTACTATCAACTTCTTCAAATAACATTAAATCTTTTGTCGGGTACGTCATAGGCTGCCAATTTAATGAGGAATTTGTCATGATGACTTGACTTTGTGTCTCACCAATGCCATAGGCACGTTGATACTCTTGCTCTAATCTTTTACGTTCAGTTTCATTCAATGGTATTGCTCCTGAAGCATCTTTCGCATTATTCGATAATATACCGAGCGCGCCTTTTTTAGTGATTATTACATTTCTAAAACCATAAGCAGCACGGATGTTTGATATAGGCATGTGTAGCGGTATCATTGGGCTTTCACCTTTAACGGGATTTTTACCGTTCACTACTCTTGTATGATTAATATCTTTCGTTTCAAACGTTTCAATATCGATTCCTGTGCGTAATTTATAACCTAAAATAATCTCGTCAATCTTCGTTTGCTTGTATATTTTTCCCGAAATAATCATTTCCATTTGTGCTGGTGGTAAATTATTCAGAGTTGAAGGGTCGGCAGTTGCGAAAGCCCGATTAACATATTCGTAATTATTCCCGTAAATACACTTATTTTCGTTCCATTGTCTTATAAGATCGTTGCCTTTCATCAGTGGATTAGGATTTTCCAATAGCTGAACATAAGGGCTGTTTTCTATTTCTTTACCTAATTTATTGTAATGCTTCCATTGTCCACTAGCTAACAGGTAACCTCTCCTTTGAATGACCGCGTACAATTGCGGAGTAGTCAAATAAATATCGTAAGCGTCCCACGTGTCGGGTGCTAGGAATTCAGGTTTTCCACTAAGGATTTGCAACATGTGATTTAACGATGGAGTAGATTGATAAGCGTCTGTTCCTGTTAATAATCGAGTAATAAAAGCTAAGGGATGAAATTGCATATTATTTTTTTTAACAAATATAATTGTATTTAACATAATAACATTATATTTGATACTTATTATGTTAAATAGCTTAGTATTATGTTAAATAGAACTGAAAAATTAACGCTAGAAGAGATTAAAAAGTTGCGTAAAATCAAGGCAAAACAAGTGAAAGACCAAATTATAATTGTAAAATAATGGATATTCCAAATTTTGAAACTATAAAAGAAACGATTGATTTTGTCGTTGCTAACAAATCAGCTATTGCAGCGAGTAAAAAGATGCAAACAAAATGCACTGATTCCACGATGTACCAACCTACTATCGAAACACTAGATACTACTAAAGCAGCAGACGGATCTACAGATAGAAATATAATTAACGCAAAAGTTGCTATCAATACAACTAATATTTTAGATAGTCATGGTGACGTACATATTGATGGAATATGGAATAAAACGGTAAAGGAGCAAAAGAACGTATATCTATTAGAGGAACACGTTATGAGTTTCCGCACTATCATTTCAGATAAGGTTGTCGCTAGTGTTCAAAATGTTAGTTGGAAAGAACTAGGAGTGAAAGCGGAAGGTATGACACAGGCTCTTGTTTTCGATGCTGAATTGAAAAGAGACCGCAACGCTTATATGTTTGGAGAATATGAGAAGGGACACGTAAAAAATCACAGCGTAGGAATGCGTTATTCTAAACTAGAACTAGCGGTAAACTCAATAGATTACCCAAAGGAGAAAGTTATTTGGGACAAACATATTGATAGTATTGTCAACCGAAAAGATGCTGAAAATTTAGGTCATTTTTGGGCGGTTTATGAAGCTAAAATGATAGAGGGTTCAGCCGTTCCAATTGGTTCAAACGTTGCAACTCCGACATTATCTACAGAAATTAAAAACATTGAGCCGTCAGCAGACACTCATGTAAAAGAGCCGTTGCAAGACACTCAAACAAATACAACTGTTCCAAAGGATGGAAAACAGTATTTTATTAACCTCTTAATTAAATAAAATGAAAGAGAAATTTAATGTATTCCTTACAAGTAAAGGAATTACAAATGAGCAGTTTACTGCAATGTCTGCTGATAAAATGGCAGCTGTTTACAATGACTTCAATGATGTGCAAAACGCTGAAATGAAAGCATTGATTGACGGAAAAGCGTCGAAAGAAGATATTGACACAGCGATTAAATCGTTGCAAGATTCTCAATTAGAGCAAATGAAAGCATTGAACGAAGCGATGAAGGAAATTGGTCTTTCTATTAAGGCTAGTTCAGAGCCAATCAAAGCGACTAGAACAGGAACTTTGCGTGAAGCGTTGGTTAAGAATCTTGAAAACTTAAAGAGTCTTAAATCTGACAAAAAAGAAGATTACCGTGATGCTGAATTCTCAATGGAGATCAAAGCAGTTGGTACAATGTTAGGATCTACTAATATCTCAGGTGGTAACGTTCCAGTTGAACAAAGATTGGCAGGCTTAAACACTATTGCATCACGAAGAATTCGTTTGATGGATTTAGTATCAAGTGGTACGGCAACATCTAACATCATCTCTTGGGTTTACCAAGCGGGTAAAGAAGGGTCAGCAGGAGGAACAGCTGAAGGTGCTACAAAGAATCAAATTGATTTCGATTTAGTGGTTGATTCTCAGGTTGTTGTTAAGCGTACAGCGTTTATCAAATTACCAACTGAAATGTTGGACGATATTGATTTTATCGAAAGCGAAATCCAAAACGAATTATTACGTGAATTGGATAAAGACGTTGAACTTACATCATATTCAGGAAATGGAACAGCTCCAGCAATGAATGGTGTACATACGGTTGCGACTGCGTTTGCTGCTGGCGACTTTGCTCTTGCGGTTGACAATGCTAATCAAGTTGATGTACTTGTTATTGCAATTAATCAAATAGCAATCGCTGAACAAGGTGAGCCAACTGCTATCTTAATGCACCCTACAGATGTTGCTAAATTATTAGTTATTAAAGTAAGCGCTACAGATAGGCGTTATGTTGATCGTTTAGTATTGGTTGCAGGTCAACTGTCTTTAGATGGTGTTCCGATTATCAAAACTACATTGGTAGCAGTAGGAACATATCTAGTTGGTAATTTCCCTCTTGCAACTTTGTATTCAAAAGGGACTATAACAATTCAAGTTGGTTTAGATGGGAACGATTTTACAAAAAATCTACGTACTGTCATAGCTGAATACCGTGGCGCAATGGTCGTTAAGAATAACGACAGAACAGCATTCGTAAAAGGTGTATTCGCTACTAACATAGCAGCATTAGAAACAGCATAATTTTAACGGGGGTTGCAATATATCCCCTTAATATTTTTTGAAATGGAAAAGGAAATCAAAGCTAAAGTAAAAGCAGAATTAGACCACAACAAAATATACAACATCAAATCAACAGGCACGGCTTTAAGCATGCCAAAAGGTGTTGAATATGAAGTTGATGGAAAGTTAGCTGAAATACTAATTAACAGCGGAAAAGCTACTCAAATTTAAAAGATGATTGTTGTTGCTACAGATTTTGAGAATGGAAAATTTAAGACGGCTTTTAACGAAGATACAGTTTTAGATTTAAATGCTTGTATTGCAAGGTATGAAGATAGATTAATGAGCGAATTGCTAGGTGTGGAATTGTTTACACTATACACGGCAGGAGTTACCGCAGTTGATCCAATTTATACTAAGATACAGTTGCAATTCATTGAACAAGATACTTGGAACAATTTATTAGTGTCGAACGGAGTTAAAGACATGTTGCAGGGGTTTATATGGTGCGAGTATCAGAGAGAAATTTATAACCAAACTACGACGTTCGGGTCGGTAAAAAATAAGGGCGAAAATTCAGATAACGTATCATTTCCTGCAAGTATGTACCAGATTAAGTATTTGGAATCTTTAACAACTTATGATGCAATTCAGCAGTATATTTTAGAGAATGAAGCGATTTATCCTACATTCAAAGGATTAAGAAAATACCCAATATTGCCAATATGAGAGATATTTATTTTATAGTTAGAGATGAAATAGTTGCAAGACTAGATAATTCTATTGAGCTAAAAAGTAAAACACTTTTGTCGGGCGTGTGGACACTAGATGTTCAATGTTCCGTTAAATGGGCGAGAGTTGGGAAAACAATCACCGATTCAAACGACGTTGTGTTTAATATCGTTTCGGTTGATTACGAACAAAATACTATTTCAGTTACAGACAACGGTTCTGTTCCTAGCAATAGTATATTAATTGAGTTGCCGTATTTTTTCCTAGGCACTCCGTTAAAGACAAATGTTGAATGGAAACAATTTTCATCAAACGAGATGAAGAAAGTCCCGTTTGTCTGGATGGTTGAGCCGACTAAGGAGCGTGAACAACCTGACACATCTAGTAATGAGCGTGAAAGCGATTTGTTTTTTATTCTATTGGATCATTCAAAGGTCAACAAATGGTTGACAAAAGAGGTTCATGAGAATA